TGTATAAATCTTCTTATACTCATAAATGTTTGACCTTCACCCAAATCAAAATCACCAGACTGTATAAAAGCAGGTATTGCTGTTTTAACCCCAGTAGAACTAACTTGATTGTTACCTACTTCATGAGCATAGTAAATAGAAGCACCATTTGCATTAGTTACTCCTTGCACGGTAGGAAAACTTGGTGTTGCAGTTGTGTCAAATTCTGAAGCATAAGGATTATCATAAAGTGTAGAATCATACCAACTAGTTCTAGCTAACGTACCTGTAGTCCAAGTATTTTCAATGTAGTTATATGTTACAACTCTATCTGGTTCACTAGAACCTGCTTTAGGATAAAACCAACTTAGTTCTTCGTATAAATGATTTAAACCTGCGTATACTACTTCTCCTGATCCATAATTTATACCTAAATTGTTTCCTTTATTTGTAAATACAAAATCTCCAACTAGGCAAGGTATAGATTTAACAGTTCCATCATAAACAAAAAAACCACCAGCTTGTCCCATCCACCATACTCTACCATTAACATACTTTATTGCGTGTTGACCAATTAACCCACAATTACTTCCAACCTGTCTTATAGAAAAAGTAAAAGGTGGTCCTACAAATTGCATTATATAAGCAGCAGTATCTGTAACAACTAGTATATAATCTTTACCTTTTGTAGCACCTACTATTTTTACACCTGAGTCTAGTCTAAAGGTTCCAGCAGTATTTACTGAAGTAGGTTGATAATCATTTAATGTTTCTTGGTCTGAAAATCTAATAAACATTTTGTCTTGTGTCGAAGCTGTACCAATTATAGTTTCTGTTCCTAAAACAATTAAATGTCTATCTCTCTCCGAAATAATAGACATTACAGAAGTTGTAGGAGCTCCAGATATTACTGTTGCTCTAGTTTCTAAAGCTGTTGTTGTAACTGAAAGAGGATCCCATTCAAATATTTTACCATTTTTAATTGTACATACTAATTTTTGTCCAAAGTGATCAAGTGCCCATGTTGCAGGGTCTAGTAGTGTTGTAGAAGATAAAGCCGCTTGTCCCCATCCTGTGTAGTATTCTACACCTGCTCCAGAACTGTGTGCAGATCTAGTACCACCTACTGCTCTAGTAATATTGTTTAAGTTATTTCCTGTTATTCCAGAGTATGAAATAAATTCAGCTCCAACTTTTATAGTCCCTGATGCAGGAAACCCTGCAGTTGAAGTTAGTGTAATATCTGTTCCAGAGCCACCAGTACCTGCAGTATTGTCAGACAAAGTACCGTTTAAAGTATTTAAGACTCCAGAAGCTCCTCCCCACGTAGAGGCCCCCCAACCATAACCATAACTTTGAGTTAGAGGCCCTGGTTTAATATATGGGTTTATTGTTGCTCCTCCACTTGCAGATACAGAAGTACCTGCGTTTGTTGCCATAGTAATTGTAAACATATTAATAGTCGGAACGGATACTACTTGAAATGTATTATCAGTAAAATTTTCTGCTGTGTAACCTGCTCCAACCGGAGGGGTTACCGATGTAAAGGTAAATAAATCCCCCACAGATAATCCGTGTGCTGCTTTGTTAACAGTGACTGTTGGATTTGTATTTATTGTTGTAAAGGTTGCACCAGTAATAGCGGTATCTAAAGGAGTAATATCATAAAAAGATCCTTCATAATAAATAATTAAAGTTTTATTAGTTCCTAATGCAGCATAAATATTACCGCTTAGGTCTGCATAAACTAATTGTTCTGTAACTTTTCCAAGCAATGTATTAGTTGTGATTTGTTCCCAACCACCAATTTTTTCTGGTAGTCCATATCTAAACCTAACAAAATCACCATCAGTCCATTGACCTTCAGCGCCTGTTTCAGTTACCTGTTTATTAAATCCCGGTCTAATTTGTACATTTGTTAAGGGCATGGCTTATTATAACATAATCACTTCTTATCTTCTATATCAGAGGTGCCTTCTATTTTAGTGTTAGTAAAAGTTTGTTTGTTCTGTAATTCCTCATTAAATTGCATATTCCAATTTGATACCATTCCAACTAAGGTATTACCAAAGTGTCTAAGTGTTTCTGCAGGTAAAACTAACTTTTTTTTATTTTTTATTATATCTATTTCTTCATCTGAAAAAATTATATCACATGCACCATCATTATTGTTTTGTATAAATCTCATTGTTGTACTCCAAAGTAAGGTCTTTTATCTTTATAGTGATCTTTATATTTACCATCAGCTGTCACATAGTGTAGAAAAACTTGAGAATAATAATCTCCTGTGAACTCATTTCGCCAATGTGGTATTTCAGTACCCTTATATATTACAGCATCGCCAGGACTTAAAACAACTTCTTCACCGCCCATAAAAATAGGCCAATTATTTTTGTCACTAGCAATATGTAAAGTCACAGAAAGCTCACAAGATGGTCTGTCTTGATGTTTATCTAACCTACTAAACTTAGTGTATATTCTAAAAAAAGAATAAGTGGGTAATAAAACATGGTCTACTTCTTTTTCTATTATTGGTTTTACTTTTAAAAGAAACGAATCTCCAATTACTGAACCGTAAAAAAATGAATCTGCATTATTACTTTGATTAAAATCAAAGTTATGTAAATTAGTTCTATGCATTATTTCAGTACAGATTTTTAAAACTTCAACCTCATCAGGAGTAATTAAATTTTTAATAACTTTAAAATTATTTATCACAAAGCCCATCCTACTACAGAAAATCTAGTTCCTTTTGTAACTGGTTTAACCATGTGTGGATACATAAAATTACTGGGCCAAACAATTAAAGTATTTTTCTTTTTTTCAATTGTTAAATCATTTTTAAAATCAGGTGTTGCAAAAATTAACTCACCACCTTCATAATCATCATTGATTAAATAAATAAAACTTAAAGTTCGTGGAATCATTTTAGAATGATCAACATGAAATTGATAATGACCACCTATGTTGTACTTTAGAACTTGTATGTCTATTATATCAACTTGGTTGTGCCTATACGGATGATATTTTTTAAAATAATCAACGGAATATTTGTTAAACATACTTAACAATAAATTACACCAATGAATATTAGTGTAGCTTTTCTCATCTTCAGAATTAACTAACGGCCAAATTTTTGTATCTCTAATTTCTTTGTTAGTATTTTCAGTTTTTTGAGAGTCGTTAACAACATTTCCGTTTTTAAATGATTCGTGATTACTACAAACCTTTTCAAAACTTGTTAAAACTTTATCTGCTAATACGTTATTGTGTACTTGAATATAAGAAGATAACAAATTAGTATCCATAAATACTAATTAATAGTTATTATGGTAATTGTAAAGTATTAAAATATACTGTTCCATTGTCTGCACAATATTGTTCCCAACTTATATTTAGGGGATAAGTAATTGAAGTAGTATCAAAACTTTTTAAATATTGGTTATAAGTATTTATTGCATCATAATTAGGATTATTTTTATTATCTGCAGATATAAAATCATCACACAGTTGAATCGCATTAGTAATCCACGCTTGCAGTTCAACAGCATTAGCATAACTAGTATCAAGGTCTATGAAAGTAACTGTGTCTCCACTTAACTCTGGGAATTTTTTTTCGTTTCTTACAGAATTAAATTCTAAATCAGTTGCGTCTTTTATTGTCCATTGATCCTCAATAATATTTAAATTATTTTTATCTGTATCATTTGCAGCTATTTTAAATAGTAAACTGTCTACTTTGCTAAAAATTAAGTATGCCATATTTATTAACCTCTGTTATCGTATAATACTAAAGCGCCGCTTTGACCGGATTGACCTGGTTGACTTGTTAAACTCGCACCAGCTCCACCAGCAGAAGCTCCACCAAAAATAATAGTGCTAGGGAAATCACTGTGCGCTGCTCCAGGACTTGCTCCATTAGCCCCTGGAGTTTGCCCTTGTCTTCTTCCTTGTCCTGCACCGCCTCCGGTAGCGGTTACTAATGCACCAACTGTTGTGTTTCCTCCAGCGCCTCCGGCACTGCCGTTATTCATTCCTGATCCTGGACTTCCTCCGCCACCAACAGCATACGTGTAAGTTGTAGAAGCTGAAGCTGCTTCTGCGTAAAAACCAAAACCACCATCTCCACCGCTTCCTGCTGTTCCACCAGTTCCACCGTAGAGACCACCTCCGCCTCCGCCTCCGCCCCAAGCGTAAGCTTGGACTTTAGAAACTCCAGCTGGTGTAGTGTAAGTTCCACTAGCAGGTCCAGTTTTGTAAAATATGTTTTGAAAATTTGATGAACCACTTCCAGATGAAGCTGCAGTAATTCTTCCTTGAGCATCCACTGTAATTGTGGAAGCTGTGTATTGCCCTGCAGTAACTGCAGTGTTAGCTAATTTAGCTGCTGTTACATTTGCGTCTAAAATTTTTGCTGTTTCAACAGCACTAGCTGCAATCTGTACAGTATCAACTTTATCTGTTCCGATTGCTCCGTTATCAATTATTGTAGTTCCATTTGAAATAATACCCATAAGTTCTCCTTAAATTTTTTCTAGTTTTAATCTAAATTTTTCATTAGATTTATTATTAATTAAGTATATATCTTCGGCACCTTCTTGTAAAGTCCAGCTACCTTTAGATCCATCTACTATATTGCCTTCTTTTTTATGTTCATTATTTAAGTGTAAATCCCCAGTATATATGTTTCTCCATACATTCCCTGAAGCACCTAAATCATAGGTGTCATTTGCTCCGGGTACAATATTGCCCGTAGCTGTGATAGCGCCAACTGAGTTTAAATTAGCGTTTACATCAATAATATTTGTCCCATTAGAGTAAACTATTTTTATACCTTTGTCCGTTCCAGAAAAAGTAGTACCTGTTCCTGATAAAGTTTTAAACTGCACGGTATAATTACCTACAGTGTTATTAAAAATTACATAATTTTTTTTAAGTGAATCTGGTATTGTAACTATTTGATTACCAGAAATACTTCCTGTAAGTTCTATGATTGCATTTCTTGCATCTGAAGATGATGTAGAACCATCTACAATGGCTAAGTCAGTTTGTGCAGCGCCACCAGCAATTGATTTTGCTACGTAGCCTCCTACCTCTTGCTCAACAATTTGTAAATTAGTATTAGTGATCGTTCCCCATAGACCAGCTTTTTCACCGGTAGTGATTAACTCAACTCCTAAATCTGTGTAACTTGATGCCATAATTTATTATATCCTTTTTAAGCCGCTAAATCAACTTCCGCCCAAACGTTTGTTACTCCTGGATCTATTTCAGCCCATGCTGTAACGTTTGTATTTCCTATACTAGATTGTAATAGTATTCCAGTAACATCTACATCAGCATTAGACGATGTCGTTACTGAATCTATAGAAGTAGCCATTTGAATGCCTGTAACTTCAGCTATACTTACTGCATCTACTGTGCCAATTGAACCTGTTAATTCAATACCTGTTAATTCAACGTTAGCATCTGCTGTAGAAGTTTCTTCCCCCATAGACATTGTTAACTCTTGACCAGTAACTGCAACAGTATGATCTGTAAAAGCAAACTCATCCCCTAATGTTAAAGA